CACGCATGGCTGGCCTCCATGTGCAGGGCTTCGCGGGCGAATCGCAACGAAGTCGGGTTGATGCGCTCACCGGCTGCGTGTCGGGCGATGATTCGATGTGCCCACGCCTTGTGGTCAACCGTCGAACTCAGAACGCGCTTGCGCACATCGCCCAGGCGGGACAATTCGCGCTGCACACGCTCGGGGTCGGCCTTCGGCGCCTCCAGGCGCGGAGCGTCAGGCAGCGGCGCACGGCGACACAGGTTGCGGAACTCGATCACGTTGGGGCACCGCTCGGGCAGGTTCTCCAGCGCCCAGGCGATGGCCTTCAGGTTGTTCTCGTAGCCGTCCAGTTCATGCGCCCAGGCGGTTTTCACATCGCTGGCCGGCACATCGGCCCACTGGCGCGACCACTGCGCTCCGTAGGTTGCTGCCATGCGCTCAAACAGGCGGTCGATCGCCTTGATTGGCAAGCTCATGCCGAAATCCTCTCGACGGTTTGAACATCCACAAACTCAGGCATTTGCCCGTCATCCGGCCATTTGCGCCCGGTCATTTCCTCCCACCTGCGGCGGCGGGCTTGTTCGTCTTGCTGGGCAAAGCTGATCGGCACAACACGGCTCGGCGTCACGCGCTCATCGGGCTTGAGCCATCCAGCCTCCAACCCCTGCGACCCACGGCGGCACCACACCTGCAAAAAGGCGTCCAGGGTCATCCCGGCTTTTTCCGCCTCTGCCCTGGCGCCATTCACCACGGTCAGCGTCACCGGGGCGCGTTTGGCTTTTCGGAGTTGCAGCCAGTCGGTCCAGGTTTGCGCGTCAACGTCATCAGGCCGGTCTTGTGTCGGGGCGGCGTCGCGCTTGCGCGGCGTCTTCCCTTCTTCTTTTGGTTCTTGGTTGATTGGTTGATTGGTTGATTGGTTAGTTGAATTTCGTTGACCATCTGTTTCAACGGTATTCAACGGCTGTTCAACGGCTGTTGGCGCACCGTTCAACGCTTGAAGCTTTTTCAGGCGTTTTGCCTCTGCTGAGGCCTTCCCGGCCAGTGCTTTCTGGCTTGTGTTCGCGTGATAGGCGGCAATCTCTGCCTCGCAGCGGTCGTGATACCAGCCTGTTGGCGTTTCCGTGAAAAACTCGTTCAACACCTGTTCAACAGCCGTTGACTCTTCGTTGGAACGGGCGATGATTCGGCGGCACAGCGCGGCCTTGTCCAGGGTCAGCGGCTGTTCCGTGTCGTAGTAGAGGTCGATCAAGTCGCGGTACACGCTGCGCTCAATGCGCGTCAGGTGCCGCGTGGCCTTGTCGAAATCGCCGATGTGATGCGGGTAGTGCTTCAACTCAGCACCCCACCCAACCAGGCGCCAGCGACCCGTTGCCCATAGAGCGCGGGAAGAGGACATCAGAGCGACGGATATAGCCCTCACGCGCGGCCTGGGCGAAGATCGAACCCCAGGCCCGCAGATCATCAGGAAACACGCCGGCGTCACGCGCTGCAAGGGTCACGTCCTCGGAAGAGAACGGGCCGCGTGCGTTGCGTGCGAAGCGGATCAGAAAGCCCAGGGCGTCTTGCTCAAACGAGCGCTGCACCACAGGGGCGCCAAAGAGGTCGGTTTGGGTCTGGTTCATGCTGCAGCCCTCGTCGCTTGGATTTCTTCCAGCACGGTCAGGCGGGCTTGTGCGGCCAGCCATTGCGTGACCATCGTGTTGCCCACGGTCGCTTCGAACTGAGCGATGGATTCAGCCGGCAGGCTGCGGCGGGTGGGCTTGTCGTCGCGGTTCAGGTAGTCCGAAACGTGCGACGCGTAGAGGCCGGCTTCAGCAGCAAGGCCCTGCTGGGTCATGCCTTTAACGCGGCGCAGTTGCCACGCAAGGCGCACGGCCTGGCGGTAGGTGCTGGCCTCGGCAACGATCTGGTGGGGAACGGTGGACGCGCCATCCAGGCGGCCCAACAGCGGAAGGTCAAGCTGTGACAAGACGGCCTCCATAGGAAGAATTCACCGGATAACCGGTTGAATTACCGGTTGAGCGAGGCGCAAAATTTTTTGCACCATGACGAAACGCACCCACTTAAGCCACCGCCTTGCTGACTGCTGGGGCGTCTTTGCGACGGCGAAGCGCCTTCTTGTGAAGCTGCAGGACGCGCAATGCGATCGAAGCGCGCGGGTCGCAGTTTTTGCCCGTCGCCAACTCACTCACGGTCGCTTGAGAACAGCCGCATGCCTCTGCGATTTGCACCTGCGACACACCGGAGGCTTGTATGTCTGCGACGATTTGTTTCCAGTCCATGCCGATAGTCTATCGGCTTACCGATACTAAGGCAAGCGGTTTGCCTTTACCGCCTATCGGCACACTATCGGCCATGAGAAACGAGACTCGCTCCGACTACGGTCAAAGGTTGCTTGATGCGCGAAAGCGCAAAGGGCTTACCCAAACGCAGGTGGCAAAGTTGGCCGGCATCAGCCAAGGCACCTACGGCGAGCTGGAAAAGAAGGGGCTCGGGTCTGCCTACAACGCCACATTCGCCAAGATTTATGGCGTGGACCCAAGCTGGCTTGAGACTGGAGAGGGTGATATGTTACAAATGACAAACGTCAGCCCTGCTCAACCAAGGAAATCCGTTCCTCTTATCTCATGGGTCAAGGCTGGGAACTGGAGTGATGTGCAAGACCTATATGAGCCTGGCCAGGGCGAAGCGTGGGAAGACGTGTACGAGTCCAACCCGTCTGGGCATGCGTTTGCCTTGCGGGTTGAGGGCGACAGCATGACAAGCGCTATCCCTGGTGAGCGCAGCTTTCCGCCTGGAACCATCATCATCGTGGACCCCGACAGGGCAGCCGGCCCGAACGATTACGTCATCGCCAAGGACGTGGTGACGCAAAAGGCGACGTTCAAACAACTGCGGGAGGACGGCGGGCGGTGGTTTCTGCGACCGATCAACCCGGCCTACCCCACCCAAGAGATTGACGACCCAGCCGTTCGAGTCATTGGCCGGGTGATTGAATACCGGATAGGGAGCAAGCTGTGAACCTTTACCGCCTGGCCATTCTCTCTCTGCTGTCGGCCGCCTGCATCCAGGCAAACGCGGCGAACAAGTGCACAGTGAACGGCAAGACGGTGTACCAAGACACCCCATGCCTCGGCGGCGGGGAAACCATCGACGCAAGGCCCAATGGCGCGTTTGGGGAAGCACCTCCCCCGCAACGAAGCCGCCGATCCGCCCGTGATCTTGACGATGTGCCGGTCAATCACCAGGCGGTGCTAAACGGCATGGCCACCGGGAAGCCCGCAGTGGGGATGACGGAAAACCAGCTTGAAATCGCCATGGGGCGCCCGCACCGCATCAACAGCGGCGACTACCAGGGGCGCCAGCGCGACCAGCTCATCTACGAGCGCGACGGCGTGACGTATTACGTGTACGTGCGCGACGGCGTGGTTTCGTCCGTGCAGCGCTCAGAGGGCTACAGGTCCAGCAGGCCGCAGAAGCGGTGCCTCAACTCCATCGAAATCCGCAACCTCGAAACCAGCGCAAGCAGTTCGACCATCACAGAGCGCGAGCGGCGCGAGTTGAAGCACGAAGTCTGGAAGGCGAAGAACTGCCTGTAACAAGGTAGCACCACCAGCGCCAACCGCCCCGTAGGCAGTTTTTGCAAGCATCGATTGTTAACGTGCTTGCAAATAGTCGCCAAGCAAGCCAGAATGCAAGCACCGAGACAGAACGTGCTTGCAATGACAAACGAATCTACTGAACCAAGCGGGAAATCCAAAGGCGGAATCGCTCGCCGCGACAAACTCACGCCAGAACAGCGCAGTGAAATCGCACGCAAGGCAGCTCTTGCTCGCCACAAGCCCGACAAATCAAAACTGCCAAAGGCGATCCGAGAAGGCGTCATAAAACTTGGCCAGCTAGACATTCGCTGCGCAGTGCTAGAGGATGGCCGTCGTCTACTGACCCAGAGCGATGTCATGATTTCCCTTGGCCGCGCCAGACAGGTCAAAGGGCGGGGCTACTTCGATGCTGACGTCAATCTCCCTGCCTTTCTACAGGCGAAGAACCTAAAACCCTTTATTTCCAAAGACTTAGAGCTGACGTCAAGTCAGATCGAATTCGTCACGTTGACAGGGGCAGTGGCTTTTGGGTTCCAGGCTGAAACGCTTCCTAAGTTTTGCGATGTGTTTTTGGACGCTGATCGCGCGGGGGCTTTGAAGGCCAGTCAAAAACACATTGCGGATGCAGCGATGCTGCTCTATCGAGGTTTCGCTACCCTTGGCATCGTCGCTCTGGTTGACGAGGCGACAGGCTTCCAGGATGTGCGGCCAAAGGATGCTCTGCAACAGTATCTCGAAATCCTGGTTCGCAAGGAGTTGGCAGTTTGGGCCAAAAAATTCCCTGACGAGTTCTATGAAAACATCTACCGGCTGCGAGGTTGGATATGGCCGGGCATGAACAAGAACAGGTACAGCGTCGTTGCTCACTACACGCGAGACCTGATCTACGACCGAATGGCGCCAGGATTGCTAAATGAACTTGTGGCCAAGAGTCCAAAAGACGAGTATGGCAACCGGGAGAACAAACTACACCAGTGGCTCAGCCATGATGTCGGAGACCCCATGCTTGCCAGTCACATGCAGACGATCCTTACGCTCCAGCGCTTGGCGATTGCCAACGGGTGGGGTTGGCAGAGGTTCATGCACATGGTCGATCAGGTCGCAAAGAGGAAAGGTGATTCTCTTGACCTACCGTTTGATGGGCACCCTACGTAATCACCGCCTAGTCAGCCACCAAACCGCCCCCAGAGGCGGTTTTTTTACGCCCGTTCGTCGCCGCGCGTATACGTTCGGAAAAAAATATCGGTTGTTTATCGGCAAACCGTTGACACACAGTATCGGCACGCCGATAATAAAACCCATGCCGCGAAACAAAGCGGAGCAGGCAGCGAAAGCAGGCCGAGCGGTACGCCACCACCGGAAGCTGGCGTGAGGGGTAGCACACCAAGAGCAACAACGGTGCGAGTCAGGATGGGTGTCCTGGCGGTAGCGGCCTCGCAAGAGGCCCATCACATCAGCGCACTTAGGTTAAGTGGAGTGACCAGCCGTCTACATCAATCGGCCGAGAAGGTGTAGCACGGAAAGTATGAGGGTTCGAGTCCCTTGTGCGCTGATGTGATGGTGCAAACGACAGTCCCGGTGAAAAGTGGACGCATGAAGTACCCGGTAAGCGTGCTGGATTCACGCCACCATCAACCCCCACCAAGCGCTTACGCATGAGGGCCATTCATCAACCTCAACACACGAAAGGATGCGGTCGCAACGTCCTGGCTGGCTGCCGAGACACAACCCGCCCTCAGTCGTAAGCGCTTAACTCCAGTTGCCCCGCGCAACTTTCAGCCCGCCACTTGCAGAAGTGAGCGGGTTTTTTATTCACCAAAGGAGATTGACCCATGAGCGGAATCTTTGAAAGCGAATCTCTGCCAGAAGGAAAGCAGTTGCGAAATCTTGATGATTTGGTCGGCCACACGATCAAGTGCGTTATCCAGCCGTCCATCTTTGGCATGCAAAAAAAGAAGTTGTGTGATTACCTCATCGTCACCGAAACATTGAGTTGGATCGCCATCTACGCATCGGAAGGTGAGTGCGCGGATGTTGCTGTCTGCAACAACTCCGCATGGTCAGCCGACGAATCGATGCACGACTACGCGTCAGCAAAAGACCTCTTCCAATCCGGCGTCATCAACAGCGGGGTGTTTGAACACCTGCGCAAGTCAGAGGACGCGGCCCGCCGCGATGCAAACGAGAGGCGCATCGCGTCAATGAAGGCGGAAATCAACCGGCTCCAAGAAAAGGTTGCCAGCGCATCTGGAGATATGACATGAGCCTTCATCCCGCATTTGCCGAAGCACTTCGGCCCTTTGCGCCGCCTCAGAGCAGCGTCCACAAGCGCGGCCCCAGCTTCACCACGGTGCTGGGCGAAAACCTCAGCGTCCAAGTGTTCTACGACTACACGCCGCCCGAGGCTGCTGTGTACGACCTCGACAGCCCTTTGTGCGGCCCTGGCAGCCCTGCTGATGTGGAGATTTGCGAGGTGCTGTGGATGGGCGAAGACATACGCGATCTGTTGGCCGACAGCGTGATCGAACGGCTGGAAGAACAAGCACTGGAAAGGAATGGGCAATGAAGATCGAATTCACCACCACGGCCTACACCTCCGACGAATACAGCCTTGCTGAATTCATGGACGGCCTTTCCAAAGACAACAGCTTGGGCGCTGGCGATGCGCTCTCTTTTTCCAAGCTCGACATGAGCGAACGTTGGGTGAAGGTGGGCACTGCGCAAATCACGGTTGAGTTGCTGGATGCCAAGCAAATCCAGAACAAGCAATTGGCGGTGTTGCAGGCCCAACTCCAAAAGGAACGGGCAGACAGCCAAGTTCGGCAGAACGCGATCTTGGAGCAGATCAGCAAGCTCCAGGCGCTGGAGTGGGAAGGGGTGCAGGCATGAGCGCACCAATCAACACAGGCGGGCCGGCTTTCCCCACGCTGGAAGAGCACGGGTTCGACAACGGCATGACCGGCATGACCTTGCGTGACTACTTCGCGGCGAAGGCGATGGCGCAGTTGATCGCAATCTATGAGCCCAGCGAAAAAGAAGGAACTGTTCCAGACTGCGCCGAAAGCGCATATTTCTATGCCGACGCGATGTTGGAAGCGAGGGAAGCATGACCCCCCGCACCAACTGGCCCGCAGGCTTTGCCGCTGCTGCCCTGTTCCTTGGCCTGCAATCTATGGTCGGCCCATCCGACATTGAAGCCGCAGCCGACATGGCAAAGAGCCACGACGACGCAGTGACAGAAGCCCGCCTCGCTGCAATGAGCCTGGGCGAGAACGAGCGCATCGCTTGGCGAGTCTGCAAGGGCTTGCACGGCGAAAAGGCTGTGGTGCTGCAGCTGCGCGACTCGGGGGAATACGTTTGCCGTAGGGCGGGGGTGGTGCTGTGAGCGCGCACACACCGGGGCCGTGGAAACAGCAATCTTATTTGCTCTACGCAAGTCAGATGGCAAAAGCGGAATACCCGATACATGCGAAGAAACGTGGCTTGATAGCAAAGGCCCTCAAAGATTCTGATGCTTGCTTGATCGCCGCCGCACCTGAAATGCTTTCCCTGCTGGCCGAAATCAGCAAACTGAACGCAGCACAGGTAGCGCCTGCCTACGCAAAGTTAGCTGCTTCTCTGGTCGCTAAAGCAACCGGAGGCCATCCATGAACACCTGCACCTCCGACCGATGCCAGCAGGGAAGGGCCAAGTGCCCATGCCCCGAAGCATGTGAGCTGCCAATTCAGTACGCAGACGAAGAACCCACCCCCACCGCCTTTGCTCTGGTGCTGTGGATTTGCTGCTGCATCGCAGTGCTGGCGCTTGTTTCATTCATTGCGGGGTACGTGTCATGAGCAAGAGCAGCCGTCACGCCTACGACCTGCACGAGCAGGAAGACCAAGAGTTTCACACCACCTTTTCACAGTACCAAAGCCATGAAACAGATCGCCGCAGCATTCGTGAAAGCGCAGCAAGCGTTTGCGCCAGCACTGAAGACCAACACAAACCCGCACTTCAAAAGCAAGTATGTCGCCCTCGACGGTTGCATCGAGTCGGTGATTGACGCGCTGAACTCCAACGGCATCGCCCTGCTCCAGCCGACGCACGAAGACGAAACCGGCGTAACGGTGGAAACGCTTTTCCTCCATGAGTCGGGCGAAATGCTCAGTGGCGGGAAGCTGCATGTCCCCGCGCCAAAGCAAGACCCGCAAGGCTATGGCTCCGCTCTGACATACGCGCGCCGATACTCGCTCATGTCGGCTTGTGGCATCGCCCCCGAGGATGACGATGGGAACGCCGCCAGCACCACACGACGAACGCCTGATGCGGCCTCAATCCTGCGAAGCATCAGCAACGCGGCAACGCTGGAGATCCTGAAGGCGAACTACGAGGCTGCGATGCAGATGCTGGACAAGCCGCACCACCCGGCCATCGTCAAAGCCAAGGACGCCCGCAAAGAAGAACTCACCACCACGAAAGCAGCAGCATGAACAGCATCACCATCGCCGGGAACCTCACAAAAGACGCAGAAACCCGCTACCTACCCAATGGCGACGCGGTAACTGCATTCGGCATTGCCGATAACCAGGGCAAGGACAAGCCCGCTATTTTCTGGAACGCATCGCTGTTCGGCAAGCGTGGCGAAGCCTTGGCGCAGTACCTAACCAAAGGCTCCCCCGTCACCGTGGCGGGCAGCATCACCGAGCGGGAATGGACGGACAAGGAGGGCAACAAACGCAAGTCCATGGATGTGCGCGTGAACGAAATTGCCTTGCAAGGCGGGAAGCGAGAGGCCGCGCACGAAGCGCCGCAACAGCGCCAAGCGGCCCGCCCTGCCCCGCGTCCTGCGCCTGCTGGTGGCGATTCCGGCTTCTCTGACATGGATGACGATATCCCGTTCAGGGACCCCATGAAGCGCCGCGCGTTTGCTCTTTCGATCTGAGGTGCACCATGACCAGCCTCTATCAACTGTCCACCGATCTGCGCTCCATGCTGGACAACGCATTCGACCCGGAAACGGGCGAAGCCTTGCCAGCGTTTGAAGAATGCCGCGCACTGATCGGAAACAAGGCCGGCCAAGTAGCCGCCTACATCCTGAACGTGGAAGCCGATGCGCTGGCTGCGAAAGCGGCTGTGGACCGCATCAAGGCTTTGCAGGCCAGCTACGAGCGCAAGGCCCAACACCTGCGCGACTACCTGGCCTCAAACATGGCCGTGGCGGGCATCACTGAAATCAAGGCAGAGGATCGCAGCTTCGTTGTGAAGCTGTACCCCGAGCGCGATGAATCGGTGGAGCTTGACGAAGGCGTGACCTTTCCGCCTGAGTTGTGCGCTGACCCGAAGCCGCCAGCACCCAGCAAGGCCAAGATCAAAGCCGCCATCTTGGCAGGCCAGCCGGTTTCCGGTGCCCGCATCGTGCGCAAAGATCGCCTGACCATCAAGTGATTCCGGGCCGGTGCCTCTAGCGGGATCGCATGGGGAGCGCACACCGGCCCACCCAACAAGCGGGACTGACCTGATCCAGCCTGAGCCAAGCCACTCGGGAACAAGCCGCGATGAAGAAATCATGCGCGCCCGCACGTTTTCATGGCGCATGACGGATTGCAGCGGGGTCAGTGGCAACCACATGCCGCTGAATCGCGGAACGGCTACCCAACACAACACACACCACCACCATGAAGATCACCAACGACCCCATGACCGGCAAGGCTGCGCAGACCAGCCAGTACGCATCTGAGTTTGCCAAGCTGACGCCGGAGAGCAACTGCATTGTGTTTGAGAGCAAAAAGGAGATGGAGCGCGTCAGTCAGGCGCTGGACAACTGGGCGCAAAAGAACGTTGGCACAGGCGCAAAGGTCAAGACGACCGCCCGCTATCCGGCAGACGGCCTGCCCCGGTGCTGGCTGATCTACCCGGCTTCGGCCATCCCCGCCAAAACAGCGATTCGCGGCAACTTCCCGAAAGCGGCTTGAGCGATGCTTGCACCCATCAAAGAAACCGACCCTCGCATCACAGGCGAGGCATGGAAGACGCAAGACCGCAAGGCTGTTGAGGCTGTGCTGCACGGTGCCCGCGTGGGCGAAGGCTCACTGACACCTCAGCGCATCGCATCCCTGTCAGGCGTCGAACTCTCAGCCGTGCGGGTCATCATCAAATCGATGTTGACGGCACGCCAGATCGTCAACGCCGGCACAGCCCAGCAGCCCAAGTACCGGATGCGTGGGGAGGCTGCAACCAACTACATCCCCACCAAGATCACCAACGGCAACAGTCGGGGGTCGTATCAGCCGCACTACCCCATCTGGCGCCCAGGTGCGACCGACCACGAAACCCTGCCATCGCGCATGGGCAAGAAGTTGATCTTCAGGGATGGGACTGTTGCCGATGCCGTCTAGTGCGAAGCCGCGCAAAAAGTATCGACCCAAGCCTGTTCTGGCCGACCCGGTGGGCTATGTGGTCGAAGGCGTCCAGCCGGTTGCGTCGCATGGGTCGTACCTCGTTGACCTGCTGGTGACGAACCACAACGCAATGGAAATGCTGGTGAAGGGCGTGGCAACGAAGAAGCACATGGATGTGCTGATCGCCATGCACAACATCACCGAAGCCCTGTACCGCATGGGATTTGGGCGCGATTACTCGGACTGCGTGCTACGCGGCAAGGCGGCGCTTTTGGACTTGTGTGGGCGTGGCGCCAAGACAGGCCGGTTTGTGTGCCGTGCGGCTGAGATTCAAGCCCTAAACGACCTCATGGCCTTGGCAGACGCACAGCTAGAGGTCATCACCGTGGCCGACATGCAGAAAGCCATTGCACTCGGCAAGCGCGAAATCAAAGCCAAGCGGGCGACCATCATCAAGGAAACAGCATGAAACTCCGAATCCTCAAACTCCACCCCAACGCCCAGGTGCCGACGTATGCCACAGATGGGTCGGCCTGCTTTGATCTATATGCCGCAGAAGTCAATGGTCAAGACAGCCGAGGTGACGTGTGCAGCAAGGGCTATCCGCTCATTGCTGACACCGGCTTGGCTTTTGAAGTGCCTGACGGCTACATGCTGCGAATCGCCAGCCGATCAGGATTGGCCTTCAATAAAGGGATCACCGCCTTCCCTGGAGTGATTGACAGCGATTTCAGGGCAGCAGTCAAAGTGCTATTGATAAGCGATTCCGGCTCTGTGCATATCAAACCCGGCGACCGCATTGCCCAGGCGTTCCTGTGCCCATCGCCCAAGGTGACGTTTGAAGTGGCCGAGCAACTGAGCATCACGGAGCGCGGTGAAAACGGATTTGGGAGCAGCGGGCAATGACCGACAAACACCCCGAGGCGCTGCGGTTGGCTGATGAACTGCTGGAGCCGATGGAAAGTTTTCCAGAGCCAACAACGCTTGAGAAAAATGCCGCCGCACTACTCCGCACCCAGCACAAGCAAATCGCGGCCTACAAGCTGCTGACCGAATCGCAGGAAGCGCAGCTTTCGCAGCACCGGGCGCAAGCCGACAAGTTCCGGGAAGCCATCGCCACTTTGCAATCAGAACGCGAGGCAAACGCCATATTGACCGCAGCCATTGAGCGCAAAGACGCGCTGTTGCGACGACTGATTGCGGCGCTCGATTTAGACCGACATGACGTTGACGACTGGCCGCCGGATTCGTGCGAAGCCGTGTACGCAATCAAACAGGAGCTTTCGCAATGACCACCACACCACTGCCGCTGACATGGATAACGCTTATGCCGGAGGCAGAGCAAATCGTCAAAGGCAAACACGTCTACAAGCGTTTTATTGACGGCACACCGCTGTCAAATGATGTGCCTTGCTGGATGGTTGAGTTTGCCTTGGAGCAAGTCGCACAAGCCCGCGCCGATCTGGAGGCCGAGAACCAGCGGCTGCGGGGTGAGATTGACAAATTGCGGAAAGAGGCCCTTGAACCACCAACAAACAAAACGCATCGCTGCATCAAATGCCTACACGCCTATTGGGTGGGGGAGGGAAAAAACGAAGATTGCCCGGCCTGCGGGCATGATGGAACCGCACTGGAGAAGCAACCATGAAGCCACTTGATGCTTTGTTGCGAGAACTCGCGCTTTGCCTTAACTACAACGCAGAGACAGGAGACTTTTATTGGAAGGACTCGGAGTGCAACCGTCCTCACATTCGCGGCAAAAAAGCGGGTTATGCCAAAAACGATGGGTACGTTTACATCAACTTTAAGCGCAAAAAAATTCTTGCTCACCGAGCCGCGTGGTTCATTGTGTTTGAGCGCCCTCCATCCGCCCAGATTGACCACATCAATATGAATCGTGGTGATAACCGCTTGTGCAATCTGCGCGAAGCATCACACGCAGACAACATCAGGAACAGGTCAGCACAAGCCAACAACACATCGGGGTTTAAGGGCGTGACATTCAACAAGCGCAGCGCAAAGTACGAAGCAAGCATCCGATTTAACAAAGAAAAGCGGTCGTTGGGCTGTTTCGACACCGCGCTTGAGGCATCTCAGGCATACCAAGCAGCAGCAAAGGAACATCATGGCGAATTTGCACGGTTCAATTGATCCGGTGGCGTGGCAAAACCCGCTGCACCCTGACCAACTCAGCAGCAAGCCAATCCCAAACTGGACGCCGCTCTACGCCGCCCCGGTAGCCCAGCAATACGAAGCCGGTGACATGGCCTCTGCCGCAGCGCAGGGGTTCCGGGACGGTGTTGCATCGGTAGCCCAGCAGCCGCAGGCCAAGGCGGTGCCTTCTGTGCAAATCGTCAACTGCAACACCTGCAAGCACGCCAAAAACGACTCTATTGACTACCCATGCAACCGATGCGGCGTTGAGTTTGGTGATGGGCCATTCAACAGATGGGAAGCACCCCAGCAGGCCGAGGCGGTGCCGCTGCCTGAGCGCGACACATCCAAATCGGCAGAGCAACAAGGCCTGTTTCGCAAGTTCGTTGTGCGCCGAACTGATGGCAGCGATGCCCCTGGCGGGAAGCATGACGGCTGCGATTACTTCGTGCTGGACGCGACCCACGACACGCACGCTAAGGCGGCGCTGGCGGCTTATGCCGAATCCGTCGAGGAAACGCACCCACAACTGGCCGCAGACATGCGCAACCGCTACGAGTTGGCAGCACCCCAGCAGGCCGAGGCGGTGCCGCCCGATGTGGCGCGGGATGCGGCGGCGTACCACTGGCTGACAACAACGCTCACCTCGCCGGAGCCTTGGGTCGTTTTTCAAAAGGCATTCAGCCACATGACGCAGGAGCGACCGCCGACCAAGGCCGAGCTTGACGCGGCGATTTACGCAGCCATCGCGCAGCAGGAAGGTCAGCAGCCATGAGTGACGCATACGACATGATCGACCGTTTCCTGCGGAACAACCTTGGCAGCGACGATGACTATGCCGAGTATTCAAAGGCTCTTGATTCACTGTGCGGCGCACAACCAGCGCAGGCGGGGCAGGTGCTGAGTCAATACGAAATTGACTGCCTTGCTGAAACGCATCTGAAAGTTGAGATTGACACGCCAGTTGGTGAAACTGAGCCGGTTGCCTGGGTTGAGGGCGACTTCGACTTTGCCCGCGCAATAGAGCAGTCCGTTCTGGCAAAGCGGGTGCCGCAGTGGTTGCCGATTGAGACAGCGCCGCAGGATTGGGGCGTCACCAAGTTCGATGTGTGGGCAAACGATGCGCGATTTGCGGATTGCTGGTGGGGCAAAGCAACCTACGAACAGGGGGAGCCGGGGATCGTCTATCAATCCGACTACGACTGCAACGGGCCTGTCGACAGCTATGTGCGCAACGCCACCCACTGGATGCCCCTCCCCCCACCTCCCGGCATCGTTGGCGAGAAGGGAAGCGCATGAGCGAGAACGCCCGCTGCAAGAACTGCGAAAACGCGCAATGGGAGCGCACGCCCACCGGCCGCATCAAGTCCAAGACCGCTGGCCGGTGCCGCCCCGATCTGCCGCAACTCCCCATCCTGATGGCCGCAACCCAACAGCCCAGCTACCAGCCGGGCGGTATCTGGCCCGACCGCGAAGGCCGGTGCGACTTCTTCAAGGAAAAGCCATGACCGACAAGATCATTGAGGCGGCTCGTTTGGCGGGCGTCTCCATTACTGTTCACAGTGGCAAGCCGGGTGGTCCGTGGGCTGAGTCGCACTTTGTCACGCCAAATCTTGAACGCTTCTACGCCCTCGCCTATCGGCAGGCGCTGGAGGATGCGGCGAAAGCCGTAAAAAGCCTGACCGCTGAGATTCGTTTTCAAGCCATCGAGCATTACAAGTTTGCCGATGCTGCAGAAAAAACCATCCTCGCACTGAAGGAGCAGCAAAGTGTCTGAAACTATCTACGACGAGCAAATTGCACCGCTGCTCTTACAGGCCGGGAAACTCTGCGAACAGCACGGGCTTGCCATGGTTGCCGTGGTCGAGTACGAAAAAGAGAAGCGCGGCGAAACCCGCGTGCTACCCGATGGCGCAGGGCTGGCGATGCTCATGCTTTCGATGCTGGCCGCAAGCGGTAACAACATCGATCAATTCTTGATAGGCGTAATTCGTCTTTGCAACCGAGAAGGTATGCCGCTTGAACAGAGCATGTTTCTCGGAAAGTACGCTGACAAGCAATTGAAGGAGCAGCAACATGGCTGATAACCCCAACAACTGCCAGCGATGCGATCACAAGCAGCATGCGCCAGAGGATGGTTGGTGCTACATGTTCCGATACGCCCCGACTGCCCCATGCGCTCAACATACGGCTCGATTTGAGTCCGCTAGAGCGTTCCGACTTTTGATGGCTGGCCGAATCCTCGACGCCATGAAGGAGCAGCAACATGGATGAACAGCGGGCAGAGTTTGAGGCGTGGGTCAAAAGCACAGCATCGCCAGATGATGGTTGGTGGTGCCGTCAATTGGACGATGGCGGTTATAGCAGCGGCCCGGTCGATGATGCTTGGAAGGGCTGGCAAGCCGCCACCCAGCGCCAGCAGGAGCGCATTGCAGAGCTTCAGGCACAGGTGCAGGCGCTCAAGCTGGATTCTGAGCGCTACCAATTCGCAATTGACTCAAGCATTGAATATGGCCGGTTGAACTTCAAAGCCATCTACGACGCTTGGGACGGTGACGGCTCATTCACAGATCAGATCGACGCCGCCATTGCGGCAGGAAAGGGGGAGGCGTGATGGAAGCCGAACAAATCCTGCCCTGTCCGCGTTGCGGATCAGGCCAATTCAAGCGCGAAAGCCACCCGGCCACAGGCCCGATGGTGGAGTGCGCCCACTGCGGAGCGTGCAGCCCGACCTATGCATGGCAAGACGGTTTCATCATGCTCCAGCGGGACGGCAAGTACCGTCGCCCTGTGACGGAGCGGCACCCACGCGCCGCCATTGCCCGCGCCACCCACAAGGAGCAGACATGACCCCCATCGAAAAAGAATACGAACGGTTCCTGCACGAGAAGATTTATGAATTGAGGCTCAGGCACGAAAAGGAACTGAAGCCGTTTATGGATGGCTTGGCGCGTCTGCACGCACTACGCCCACCGGAGCCGATCATTGTTGACGTTGCGACTGCTGCTGCCATCGCCACCCACAAGGAAGGAGCCTGACATGAACATGCCCGACTGGCTGGGCGTCGCCCTATTCGCCGTCGCTGCTGCGCTGGTTGCGCTTCTCTTTTTCGTCTTGTTTCGTGAATACATGGACTGCCGGAACGAAGGCGGAACCATGGTTCGCACACTGATGGGCTATGCCTGCATGAAGGGACTCTGACCGTGCAAGCCTCACGAAGAAGCCGCCAGCGCAGGGACAAGCGCCAGCCCTGGGAAGATGAACCAAGCCCCGCAAGTCGGGGCTGTTTTTTTGGAGGAACACCATGAACGCAGATCAAGCCGCCGAGGTGTTGGGCGTTTCCCGCCGTCAGGTGTACGCTCTTGCCGCACCTGGCGGGCCGATCCCCTGCACGCGCATTGGCAAGCGCATCATCTTCGACATGCCCGACATTCTGGAGTTCAAGCAATCATGCCGATCCATCGCGACAAACAATCGGGTTCGTTTGTCTTTGAGTTCTCGCGCCGTATCAACGGGCAGCGGGTCAGGGTTACTAAGCGTCTTCCACGCTCATGGAATCAAGCCCAAGCTGACGCATTCGACCGTCAAGAGTCGGCGAAGCTCTACGCCGCCGCAACGGGGACGGGTGGTGCACATCACACAATCGAAGATGCCGTAGCCCTCTACATCCAGCACAAGCTGCCCAACCTCAAAAGCGGGCGCAACATAGAGGCGGAGTTGGCCGAGGTGTACTGGGCGTTCCAGGGGCGTCCACTGTCGGCCCTGCCCGATGTGGCAAAGGCGATCCAGCTCAAGCAGAAGCGAAACTCCAAGGACAAGGATGCCCCACCCCTGTCCCCGGCCACCATCAAGAACCGCATTGCCTATCTGCGGGCGGCTTGCCGGTACGCATGGAAGCACCACAGTCTGGGAGACACCGACCCGGGCATGCGTGTGACCGTGCCCACGGTCAAGAACGAGCGCCATGTGTACATCGACCGGGCGCAGATGCTCAAGCTGGCGCGGTCCTGTGAAAACTACCCGGTGCGGGCGATGATCCGCATCGCGTTCTACTCAGGCATGCGCATGAGCGAAATCACCCGGGCCGAGGTTGTGGACGGGCGGTTTGTGCTGCGCGACACCAAGAACGGCGACCCGCGCATCGTGCCCATTCACCCCCGGCTGCTCTGCTGCCTGGGCTACGAATGGCCGGCAAAGTCCAATATCGAATACTGGTTCCGCAAGGCGCGGGCGGTGGTGGGCATGGAGTGGCTGCATTTCCACGATCTGCGCCACTCTGCGGCCTCTGCGCTCATCAACTCAGGGGTTGACCTCTACACCGTGGGCGCCGTGCTGGGCCACCGCAGCGCAGCCAGTACGAAGCGATACTCGCACCTGTCCGTGGACAGCCTGCAAGCGGCCATTGGGAAGATCGGGAAAAGGGCTTAGTGTCCAGATTTTTACCAGAGGCCGCAGCTTAGTGAGTGGGCACTATCGCTGCAAGCCTTGTAAATACTGGAGGCGCGATCCGGAGTCGAACCGGACTAACCGGATTTGCAATACTTTTGACACTGTACGCTAAAACAGTGCGGCGACGAAGAATCAATGACTTAGCGATGCCGCCCAGCGCATCAAACGCCCATTTGGCCGGTCGTTGTCCAAAAAATTACCACGGTCGCCCAAGACGGCAGACTCCATCAAAATGACTGAAGAAGCAACAATTAAGCCTTGCTCAGAATGCGCGCACTTTGACCCATCGGATGGTATGTGCTGCCGCCCGTTTGTTGTTGCTGGCATGGTCGTCAAGCGGGCGCCACCGATGCGAAAAATTCTATGGGTTGGTGAAGACCAGTGCGGCAAGGATGGACGCTGGTTTGAGCCGATAGGAACAACTCACGGTCGATAGGTCGGCGGCGGGTCGTCCACAGGCGGCGGCGGTGCTGCTGCCCACCTCTCCAAAGCCTCGCGCACTTCCTGCCGGCGCTTGCGGTCCAGCTTGTCGCGCAACTGGCGCAGGGCTTTGGCGTCTTGGTGGCGGGACTTATCATCAAACACTTGGAGATTCCTCATGGAAATGCAGTGGACAGACAACCCAACAAAAACCGGCTACTACTGGTGCCAAATGCCAAACGCATCGCCAGATATAGTCTGGATTCATGAGGGGAGGGTTTTGTCTTGTTTTCACCAGCCCGCAAAGGGGTTCAATACGGTTGAGGAAGACATGCGATGGTCGGGTGGCAGGATGCGCTACCTTGGCCCGCTGGCGTGGCCTAATCTGCCATACAAGACTATCGAGCAGCCCGACGACCAGAAGTGACTATTTCGGCCATGCTTCAACCAAGCCGGCGTGTTTCAGTTGGCACAGCCGGTATGCCTTGGCCGTGGCAACGCCCCACTTCAGCACCGTCCCGGCCTGGCCGTCACGCACTTCACCGAGCGGGGGGCACGGTTCCGCCAGATTCGGAGGCGGCGGTTTCAGCGGCAGCGTCTCGGAGTGCCCGCAGGCCGTCAGGGTCAAGGCAGA